ATGCTGCGGATCAGCTTGATAATTCTTCCATGCAAATAAAAGATGATAAAGAAAATTTGAAGAAGCTGAAAAAAGAAGCAAGATTTGAGAAAGCGAAAGCTGACCCCTATTTCGGTTTAGGAAGTAAGAATGAAGAAAATTGTGAAAGCATTAAGTGAACTCCAAACCCTTATGGAGGCTGAGGTGGAAAAAAGGAATGAGACGTACGACAGTCGTACTGAAAACTGGCAAGAGTCCGAAAAAGGAGAAGAATACCAGGAATTAACTGATAACCTGGAAGAATTCCTCGGCCAGATTGAAGAAATGATTGAGGTATTAGGATCTTAAAAAAGAAATAAAAATGGAAAAATTAAGTTTACAGCACGCCAGAATGGCTTATGGCTCATTGGTTCCTTGGGAATTGGACAAACGGGACCTTAAAATTATTAATCGTCATCGTGCGAAAAGAGATCGTTCCACAGAAGACTTTCATGAATTTTTATCAAATGTTAAAAAGGATTTATGGAAGGAGGCACAAAAATGAAACAGACAATCAAAAACGACCGCATAGGATTTGTGGTCTTTGTTATTATCCTGTTGATAGTTATGGCAGGTGAAAGTATTGTAAATTTCATTCTTAAATTATTTGGATTATGAAAAATGGGACTTATTACATGAACAACACCGGGCATCGGTGGGTTGTGTACAAAAATGGGGAGAAGGAACGTGTCCGTGTTCTTTTTCCTGACGGCCATATTGAAACCCGTGCAATTCTATACTATGAATCGTTCGGTAACTTTGCCGTGACCTGTATCAGTTTAAAAGGAAAAAAGCAACAATTTTTCCAGGACTCCTGCTTCATACAAGATGAAGATGATAATGAAATTCTGTTTGAAGGTATTATCCTTAAACCTGACTACAATGCCTAATGAATTTATGAAACGATATGGGGATAAAAAAATTATTCCCTCTAAAAAAAGGTGGACCCCCAAAACTGAACAACAAATGAGAATTGAAATCCAATCCGCTCGTGCTCAATTAATTTATTGTGCGGATAAACTTCTGGACAAGTGGATGGTGGATGATGAAGATGGAAAACTTCATAGTATCTGGGAACAGATTAATCACGTGATTGAACGTTTGAATAAGGTGTAGTTAGAAAACTGCCTTGTCGTGCCGAATTCTGCAATGTAATTTATCAACAAGTTAGTTAATTAGCTTATTTAATTCTTTTAAAGAAAGGCACGACAAGGCAGAGCTCAGCCTATTCGTGTGAGTGTACGTTACTAAATGTAATAAAGTCATAGAAAACCAATAATCATTAAATTCTACTTTATGGCAACAATACTGATTTCAAAGGTAGGAGATTTTCGATGTTTTATCAAGGATGTATTCGTCCCAGATAAAGAAGGATATTGTTATTTTGTCCAGGAAACAGGCTTCTACACAAGAATTGAAAAAAGAGCTATCCTTCACGCAAGAAGGTATTTAAAAAAGAAACGTGAAATGTATCACAGAATAAGAGGAATATGATAAGAACTGCAAATCTGATTAAGGAAAGACAGGTTATTAAAATTTGTTTTTCTTACTCAGACAAAGAAGCTTTTAGAAAGATTGCTTCTTTTCCTGATGTTAAAATGAAATCCGACTATTGGGAAGGGTATATTACCCAAAAATTAATAGAACTACTGAAAGAATTAAATTTTGTATTCAGTCCTTCTCTTCAAAATTGGGATAAAAAGGAAGATGAAGTAAAGAAACTTTCTTTAAATCTTGATGTGGAGGAACTCTACAAATATCAAATAGAAGGTGTTTATTTTTTAGAACAAAAGAATGGAAGAGCTTTGATAGCAGATGAAATGGGTTTAGGTAAAACAGTCCAAGCCTTATCTTGGCTAAAACTACATCCAGAATTCTCAAAAGTTTTAGTAATTTGTCCAGCCAGCTTGAAAATTAACTGGCAAAGAGAAGCAGAAAAATGGGCTCTGCTGGATATGGAAATTTTAAATGGTACTACTCCACACAAAATTAAGAGTAATGATGTTATTATCAATTATGATATCCTTTCTTATTGGGAGAAACATTTAAAGTTAAAACAATTTGATGTGATAATATTTGATGAGGCCCATTACATCAAAAATAATAAAGCAAAACGAACAAAAGCATTTAAAAGACTGGTTAAATCAGTTCCAAGGTTGATTGCTTTAACAGGTACACCAATTGAAAACAAACCAATTGAGATTTATAATATTGTGAAGGTAATAGATCCTTCTATATTTCCTGATGCAACAGACTTTGCTGTTGAATTTTGTGGGGCAAAGAAAACAAGGTTTGGATGGGATAAAAATGGNNGTACTAAAAGATTTACCTGAAAAACAAATCATTAAAGTACCATTCGAGATTAACAATAGAATAGAATACGACCAGGCAGAAACAGAATTTGTAGAATTCTTAAAAAAGAAATTCAATACAGAAAATCTTACGGAAGAAATCCTGGAAGAATTAAAACAATTTGCCAAACGTAATGATATTGAAGTTAGTGAAGAACTAACCACAGATGAGATACGTTTGATAAAAGAACATAAATTTGAAAGAATTGCTTCTGCACCAGTCCTTGCACAAATTGAATTACTTAAACAATTAGCAGTGAAAGGTAAAATTGACCAAATAATTGAATGGATTGAAAATTTCTTAGAAAGTGGTGAGAAACTGGTTGTATTTGCCGTTCATAAAAAGGTTGTTTCTCAGTTAATGGAAAAATTTAAACATATCGCGGTTAAGGTAGACGGGAGTGTTTCCCAAAAACAAAGACAAGAAGCTGTAGATAAATTCCAAAAGGATGTTAAAACAAGATTATTTATCGGAAATATTAAGGCAGCAGGAGTAGGAATTACTTTGACAGCGGCGTCTAATGCAGCCATAATTGAATTTCCTTGGTCTCCTGGAGAATTAAATCAAGCAGCAGACAGAATACATCGTATTACTCAAACAAAACAGGTTACAATATGGAATTTGGTTGGGGAGAGTACTATTGAAGAAAAGATAATTACTTTACTTAAGAAGAAAGAAAAAGTAATTACCAAAATATTAGATGGCAAACAATATGAAGACCAGTCCATATTAATGGATTTGTTTAAAAGCTATTTAACGATTAAAACATAAAGGAATATGAAAAATACGAAATTTGTAAATAGAATTAAAGGACGAATTTACAATAAGATTGTAGAGTTAGATGTCTTAAACGGAGTGCCTATCAGGTACAGAGTACTTAATGAAGGAAATCATTTATGGTGCCATAGTAATGATTTGTATGAAAGTGATTTTGATGAAATTTTAGATGTAAATATTGTACCACTTAATCAAAAATGAAATGAGTAAATTAAAGACATTAGCAGAATCCGAAGGCTACGAAAGTGTAGAAGAAATGCTTGAAGCTTCGACTTGGGACAGCGTGGTCCCATCAATCTGTACAAACAAAGATTGTAATGCTACCTACAGCTACGAACCTGATTGTGATCGTGGATGGTGTGATGAATGTAAAACAAATTCAGTAAAGAGTTGTCTTGTACTCGCAGGAGTTATTTAACCTTAATATTTAGAAAAATGGAAAAGAATGAATTAACGTTAGAAATGTTGAAAGCTTCTTTCAATAAAATTCCTCGCTCAAACCGTACAGTTGGATTGTGGAATTTGAGAAGAGAAGAAATGAAAAAAGTGTATCCACAAACTCTAATTTCCGAATTAGATTCTTCTGGGTTTATTATTAAATGGTTGGATGGACATAATTAGATTTTACAGAGATTTCAACGTTGATCATAGAACGGAAGGACATAAACATTGTCGTCCGGGATGGGTCAACGTTGAGTGTCCTTTCTGTGAAGGAAACCCAGGATACCATCTTGGATGGAACATCAACGAAGAATACTATTTTTGTTGGCGTTGTGGATGGCACGCCCCCGTTAAAACCATTGCTGAATTAACAGGCCTTAAAGAAAATGAGGTGACTGAAATTCTCCCACAATATGGAATTAACCGTACTATTTTGCATCAAAAAATTAAAACCAAAAGAGGCTTTGAAATACCTTCAGGTTTAAGTTATTTGAAAACACAACAGAAAAAGTATCTACGTGAAAGAATGTTTGACCCTAATTTGATAGAAGAAAAATATCAAATACGTGCTACCAGTCCTACCTCAAAATTAGGGATGTACTATTATCGCTTCCGTATTTTTATTCCATACTTTTGGAACGGGGAAATGGTAAGCTTTGATTCTCGGGATGTAACTGGAAAACAACCAAACAAATATTATGCCTGTCCAGATGAATATGAATTGATGGGAAGAAAACAAATACTGTATGGAATACAAGAAAATTGGAACCCTGAGATTGGTATTTGTGTTGAAGGACCTACTGATGTTTGGAGACTGGGAGATTCAAGTTTTGCTACGAGTGGTATTCAATACACCCATAATCAGGTAAAACTAATGTCTTCAATCTTTAAACGAATTGCGGTTGTGTATGATGATGAGATACAAGCTCAATCACAAGCAAAAAAACTTGTAGCTGAATTACGATTCCGTGGTGTTGATGCCTGGAACGTTTCCATTAAAGGTGATCCAGGTAGTTTAACTGACAAACAAGCAAAAGAATTAATTGAAATAATTAAAAAACAAGTAAAATGAAAATTCTATGTTTTTGGTTCAGAGGACAACTTTATAAAATTGATGAATCTGGTAGAATTAATGCAAATGGCATTAATCATTATTCAGATGATTGGATATTTTTAGGAGGATCATCGCATCATTGGCATAATCATATAACAGTAACACTAAAACAAGGATTTAAAAATCCTTCATTACTAAATGGTTGCTTAGGATGGGATAAAGATCATGGAACAACAAGACAATGGAGGGGAAGGTATTGTGGAAAACTCTCAAGAATTGAAGGTGCTCATATTATAAATGAAAATTAAAAAACAAATGAAATGAAAACAAATGAAGAAATTTTAAAAGTATTTGATGAAGGTTTTCCTGAATTCAAATGGTTCCTTGATAAGTATTTTGATGAAGAATTTATGGAAACACTTATTTGGGCAAGACAAACCAGAAACACCACTGCTCTACTTGGTATTTTAAATCAAGCTTGGTTTGAATTACCTGATGCTGAATTTAATCTCAAGGAAAACCCTCCAGGATGGCGTGAATTCTTAAATGTAATTGGTGATTATGACAATTTATTAGGTGTAATGATGAAATATTTTGAAGTTGAATAAAAAATTGAAAAATGGAAACAGGTATTAGATTAAGAAGTCTGTTAGATGGACTTTTAAATGACCAAAAAATTGATTATACTGATTACAAAATACGTAATCAGATAATTGACCGGATTGAGGAAAGTCTGAACTCTGCCGATTGGATTGAATTACCCGATGGTACTACTTACAAAAAGGTTTTTACACCTACTTATTTCAAAGAACAACAAAAAGAATTAGAAGAATTACGTAAAACATTTCTTAAACACTTTTAAAATTTAAAAAATGATATGGATTTAAATGATGAATTTTTCAAAGATTGGACAGTAATCAACGTTGACCCGGGAAACATGGTTTTATGTGATTTCTGTAATAAAGATTATACCGAAGATACAATTTCGGTTGGTGGAATACTATTTTCAGGACACGCTTGTTGTCCTGATTGTTTACCTGAATTCCAAAAAGGAATTAAAAAGTATAAAGAAGAAAAGTTTGTACAGGCAACGGCAAAAGAAAAAGAAACTTTCCGTGATTTTGTTTACCGAATAAGAAAAGGAGATTATTAAAATGAATAAATTACTAATTGGATATAAATTCCAAGATTATTGTGTTGATGTAATCAAATATTTTACTCCTGAATTCTGTGAAGCTCACGAAGAATGGTGTATTGAGGACTATGGGCAATTTGAACGCTGGGCTGGATATCTTTACATAAAAGAATATGCTCCTTCAAGAGCTGGTAGAATTATTGAACGTGCTTATAACCTTTATATCAAAAAATAATGGAAAAGGTAACAAGGGAAAACTGTGAAAAATTAAATCGGTTTGAGCATTTAACCACTAAAAATGCAGATGGTACACGCCTTCGGGCAAGAAGAAATGGTGTTACTCTTCTTTGGAAAAGGAAACCAGAATCTTTTCAAATCCCAATTAAAAACGGTCTTCGTAATTTCGGGTACATTAATAATAAAACTTGTGAATTATGGGAGGGTGAGGAATGAAAACAACAGGATTAATAGTTGATGTTTATAGGAATTCATCTGCCGATTGTACTGCTAATGGTATATCTTCAAATCAAAATACACTTATTTTGATTGACATTGATGCACCTTTTGAAGGAGATGAAAAAAATTCTGTAAAACTTGTCTCACGATGGTTATTTGGTAGATGGTATCACCATGCTGAACCTTTAGTGAAACCGAAAGGGATGGTTGGTCCAATGATGGGTGGTAATTTTATCTATACATCAGATAGTAGATTTCCATCAGATGACCCTATTCCTTTACACGACCGTTTTGAAACACAAGAAGCTTATGGACATTTAAACATTTAAAATTATGAATGAAATAATAAAAGAAGAACCAGGAAAAGTAATGCCTCATCAACGACATTACCAAGTTGGAAACATTGTTCGTATTCGTAAAGAGCCCCCTAAAGCAAGATCCTCTGGTTTCTTGCTTGGGTCGTTGCACGTCATTAAACGACCCCCTGAGGGTTGTATAAATAGTGCCTCAGCAATTTGGCTACAAGATAAGCAGCGACAATTAAGATCTCTGCAATTTATGTATTGGGAGTGGACCGGCAAAGTTGAGAAGCCTATAAGAACCCGTACAAAGTAAAATTTTAAATCTAAAATAGTTGCAAAATACCTTTAAAAGAATTTTTTATTCTTAAATTAATTTTGTAACTTTGTGTTCTTATTTCCTTAAATATTAAGGTATTACAAATTCACATTTTTTATGAAAGCCGACATAAAGAAGAATTTTCTAAGTTTATTGGTTTTTTGTTTGTCATAAGCAACAGGCAGGTTAGTAAGGAAGCGGCTTCTTTCTGAAAACCTGTCTGTTTTTGTTAAACCAAGAAAATGAATAGTAAATCATTTGCATTAGAGATTCTATCCTCTGAATCTTATTTAGTGGTTAATAAGAAATTAATTAAACAATTCGGACCTGATACCGCAATATTTTTATCAAATTTAATTGATAAATATAAGTATTTTCAAGACAAGCAAATTTTAATAGAAGATGGTTTCTACATTACTCATAAAAAATTAATTGAAGAATACGGATTCACAGATAGAGGAATTCGTAATTGTAAGACATCATTAAAAACCAAAGGCCTTATAGAAACCAAACTTATTGGTATTCCTCCAAAAGAATATTATTACATTAATTGGGAAGAATTAATTAAAAGTATGGATATAGAATTAGACCAAGAAACCATAAAAAATGGTGTAAGGGATATCCCTTACGGAACCGTAAGGGATTGGCCTAACGGAACCGTAAGGGATAATAATAATAACAAAGTAATAAACAATAACAAATTAAAATTAACTTCGTTTGAAGAAGAAGATTTACCAAAATTAACAAGATTTATAACTCCCAATCAATTTAACAATTTCTGGGAACTTTATCCAAGAAAAGCAGAAAAAGGTAAAGCCTTGACAAGTTGGAATAAACTATGTACCAAGAAAACTGGAGTCAAGCCAACCTGGAGACAAATCAGAAGTGCTATAATAGCCCAAAAACAAAGTGACCGCTGGCAAAACAAAGATTTCATTCCTTTACCTACGACGTGGTTAAATCAAAGTAGATGGCTCGATGACCCAAATGAAATGAAAAACTTTGATTACGGAAATAATGGAAATGGTAAAACTTATTCTAATAATAAGTTTGAGCCAATGTTTGATGAAATAGGAAAAACCTCAAGAAATGATTGAACGTAAAATAATCATAGGATTAATTACCCAAACAGAGTATCTACGTCAGTTAGAGGAAATATGGAACCAAGATTATATTGAGAGTTCTACAGCCCAAAAAATATCATCCTGGTGTTGGGAATATTTCCGTAAGTACAGACAAGCCCCACTTGAGAATATTGAAATGATTTACATTAGAAAATTACGGGGTAAAAAACTGGATAAAGATGAAGCAGAAGAAATAGAAGGAGAGATTCTACCTAACTTGTCTGAAGAGTACGAAAAGAAAGGAATAAACATTACCTACCTGTTAGAGGAAACCAAAGATTACTTTAATGAAAGACAAGTAACATTACATAATGAAAGAGTTAGTTTTTTACTGGCTAAAAATAAGGTAGAAGAAGCCCAAAAGGAAATAGAGAATTTTAAACCAGTATCTTTTAAACAGGAAGAAGAAAACGAATTAGATTTAAGTACGGAAAGATTACTCACAAAAATAGAGTCTGCTTTTGATACAACCTACCAAAATGTAATTCGTTTTCCTGGTGCTTTAGGGGAATTTTGGAATGAACAACTTGTTCGTGGAGGATTTGTTTCTTTACTTGCTCCAGAAAAAAGAGGAAAGACTTATATTCTTCTTGAATTTATGATGAGAGCTTATAAACAGAAACGTAAAGTTGCATTCTTCCAGGCAGGGGATATGACGGAAAATCAGCAATTGATAAGAACTTGTGTTTATCTTGCTGAACGAAGTAATCTTGAAAAATATTGTGGTATTCAATATGTACCAACCCAAGACTGTATAAAAAATCAAACAGATAACTGTAATAGGGCAATCAGAGAATGTAACTTTGGTGTCTTTAAAATGAAAGAAGAAGATATTAGAAAAAATATTACAAAGAGAGAACTCATTGAAGCCTATAAAGAAAATCCTACATATAAACCTTGTTACAACTGTCCTGAATGGATGAGAAATCGTTGGGGTACAGTTTGGTTAAAAGAAGTAGATTTAAAACACGCTTTGACTGTTCGTGAGGCTAAAAAATATGCTAAAAAATTCTTTATTGATACACATCAGTCTATAAAACTTTCCACTCACGTAAATGGAACCTTGACTCTTTCAAAAATTAAATCTACATTAAAGAAATGGAAAGATAAAGAAGCCTTTATTCCTGATGTAATACTTATTGACTATGCTGATTTGTTGGAAGCGGAAACACGTATGGAAGAACGCCCAAAACAAAATTACATTTGGAAAGGATTACGAGCATTATCTCAAGAATATGATTGTTTAGTAATTGCACCAACACAAGCAGATGCAGCAAGTTATAAGGCTTATCGTTTGGAATTAGATAATTTCTCCGAAGATAAACGAAAGTATGCTCATGTCACAGCTATGTACGGTCTTAACCAGGACCCATCTGGACGTGAAAAAGAGTTAGGTATAATGAGAATAAATAAAATAGTGATACGTGAAGGTGATTTTCATTCTTCCCACGAAGTTCACGTTTTACAAAGATTACAAATGGGAAGACCTCATCTCGGAAGTTTTTATTAATCATTAAAATAGAATGGTATGTACACAATTAAAAAAGAATTTTCATTTTGTGCCAGTCATAACTTAGAGTGCTTGGCACCGGAACATCCGTGTTCAAGGGTTCATGGTCACAATTATGTAGTAATTGTGGAACTTAAAAGTGAAACTCTGAATGAAGCAGGGTTTGCCACTGATTACAGACAACTTGACACTATTAAAAAGTGGATTGATGATGTATTGGATCATAGACATCTAAACGAAGTTTTTCCAAGTATGAATCCGACTGCTGAAAACATTGCATACTACCTTTTCAATGTCTTTAAAGAAACTTACCCACAGCTTTCTTCTATTACTGTTCAAGAAACACCTAAAACTTCTGCACGGTATGAACCTTGATGTATTAAAAAGAACTTTAAGAGTAAAGGAAATATTCTTTTCTTTACAAGGAGAAGGGGCTCGTGTAGGTACACCAAACATTTTTATTAGGTTAGCAGGTTGTAATAAGAATTGTTCGTTTTGTGACACGGATTGGAAAGATGGTATAGAATATACCTTAGATAATTTGATATCCGTTATTAGCAGATACCCTTGTAGTTCTATCATATGGACAGGAGGGGAACCTACTCTACAACTTGATGAAGAAATTGTGGAATTATTTAAAGAAGAAGGTTTTTATCAAGCAATTGAAACAAATGGTAGTAATCCAGTTCCTATTGGTATTGATTATGTTTCCTGTAGTCCAAAAGAAGGTGTAACAATTCGTGATTTGTGGGAGAATTTTAATGGTAGGCAACTTGATGAATTTCGTTATCTTATTACAACAGACTCTATTAAAGAAATAGATAAGCAATTACCTGATATTGAAAATCTTCCAGAAGCTACTTATTATTACATTTCTCCAATGTTTGATGGATTTGCGTATGTTCCTGATGTTGTAAATGCTTGTGTGGATTACTTAAAAAGTAAATATAATTGGTTCAATAAATATAGCAGTAAAACGTGGAGACTTTCAGTGCAAATACATAAAATTATAGGAATCGCATAATTCCTATTAAATTAAAAAATAAATTTAAAAAACCTTAAAAAACCTTTGGTAGGCTCAGATATTCTACGTATATTTGTACTTGCTTTTATTAATCAAATTTTTAATTTAAATCTTTAATGTTATGGCAAAAAAATTGACAAAGAAAGACCTTGTAGCAGCTTATAAAGAGTTGGATAAGGTAGCGGGAATCGACCCTGCAATTGAGTACGATGAATTGTCGTTGGAAGAGTTTGAAAAAGAACTCTACATTACCATTGATCAAGTGGTTGAGGAAGGTGACAAATTCAGCAAGGCTACCCAAGCCGTGTTTGATGCTCTTGCTGAAAAGTACGGTACTGAGGAAGAAGAAGAGGAAGAAGAGGAAGAGGAAGAAGAAGAGGAAGAGGAAGAGGACGAAGACGAGGAAG